GCCGATCCGCGAAGTCGATAGCCTCGTCGGGAATGGCTCGGATCTCGAAGGTACCGGCCACCGGAATCTTGCCCTGCTCGTTCTCGATGGCGACGATGCGGTCCCCGGCCTTGATGGGGGCATAGGGGAAGGTGAAGAGCACACCGATCCGATCCGGTGCCTTGCCTGCCACTGGAGCCGGAGGAAGGTCCTTGCCCTCACGGATGAAGTTCATGTCCAGACGGCACTTCAGGAACTTCAGCATGTCATCGACGGCGGGGTCTTCGTCGGTGGCTTGGGCGTAGTCCATCACGGCCACNCCGNCAGTCACCACNAGCTGGAGTCGCTCGACTCTGACGGCGGAGTTGAAGAGATGGAACACGCTACCTCACCCCATATCGGGGGGCCGGGTCGAATCCGAAGAATCGAGACTGATCGATGTCCTTCGGGGAGAGCAGTCTGACATTGCCNCCAGTGCCTCCGGTGAACAGTGCATCATGCTCGAAGACCTCGATCCCACCACCGAACATTCCGGTCTCCTGCTCGTCACAGACGGAGAGTCGGCTGATCGCGAGATCGAACCACATGACCCCGGTCTCCTCCTGCCTGGAGACGGCCTTAGCCACCTTGGAGTACGANTAGGAGCCGATGCNTTCAGAGTTGAATGGGGAGGCCACAGCGACCGNGTAGGGCTGGGCGAGATGGATTGCGTCGGCCATCGAGAGGATGCCGTTCTTCGACAATTCCAGCTCATCCGCTGTCAGGGCATCTAGGGACGCTAGGCAGGTGCCGATTTTGAAAAGAAGAATTGCCTGAGGCAGNGCCGANGTTTCCACGAACGANGGGAACGACGCCACGGCNCGACCGGTGAACGTAGCCACNTCTTGCTTGGTGTACTGCGGGTACGACATGCCTCAGGCCTCTCTAGTGTTTAGCCGTGCAGGAGTGGGACAGCGCGGCCACGCCGCTTGTCCGCCACCGCAACCGCATCATCGAACTTCTCGTTGGGGCGACCCACGAACGGCCCCACCCCTAGGAACTGCTTGCCCCAGCGCTCATACTGGGCGTTGATGTCCCCAGCAAGGTCTACCCAGGACTTCCCGGTGCGATCCTTGGTCTGCTCGTAGCTCCGGCCACCAACCTGGAACTCCAGCTCCTGGCCCCGGTACCAGACCTCACCAAGAGCAATGAAGCCGTCGATGAGGACGTGGATGAGGATGCTGTCACCCTGGGCAGGTGGGGCATACTTTGTCGGAGCGGCTTCGACCTCTGCCGACCTACGCCGGGCCAGTTTGTCCTCCAGCTCCTTGATGCGGATCTGGTCTGGGGTTTCCTCTTCGTCTTCCGCAACGTAGACCGGAGCAGGCTTGGACAACTCCGCTTCCAGCTCCCGNATTCGCTTTTGNTCTGGAGTCTCTGCNACATCTTCNGTNGCCTCACCGAGNAGGTCTTCCACATCNTCGGTATNTTCCGAAACGGGGGAAGNCTCCTCATCGTTGGTGAGGTCGAGAAGGTCATCGAAATCTACCGGGGCGTCATCTGAATTCTTCTTGGCAGCCACGAGTCACGCTCTCCTTGTTCACTAAGTAGTATCGACCTGCTTGACCGACACCTACAGAGTATCGAATGCTAGTCAGTTTCGACGGCGAAAGGCCCTTGCTCCGAAGAACAAGGGCCTTTCGTGGAGTCCGAGGACTACGCTGCGTCGGTCACGTCCGACACGTAGACGAACTGCTCGGGGCGGGTGATGACCGGGAGGAGGTTCCACTCCAGCAGGTACTGACGTGCCGAGGGGTCCTTGTCCTTCCAGGTCTTCGCGAACTTCCCGGTGAAGCCGTCCGGAGCCTCATCATCGGCGGTCGGGCCGATAATCATCTCGATGGGGCGGTTCTCGGTGAAGTTCCCGATGATGAGGGCGTCGTCCGAGAGGAACATCTCCTCCTGGCCGGGGTCCGTTGGGGAGCTGGTGTAAGCAGCACCCGACGCATCGTAGACAGCCTCCTGAGGCTTCCACGTGAGGCCCATGAAGCCTGGCAGCACTCCGGTCTGGAAGTAGCTGTCCTTCATGCGGTCGGAGAGCAGAACTCCACCCTGGGTGTCCGGGGCAGCGATACCCTTCGTCGTGAACGAGTCGAAGATGTACGAGATGGTCTTCTCGGTCGCGTAGGCGTCCACGGCCTTGACCCGACCGTCGCGGTTGATGAGCCGCTTGATCGACCGGATGTCGTTGACGATCTGCTGGGGAGTCGCGGTTGCCCACGAAGCCGCCACGGATGCCTTGTGGCTGGCGAGGAACTTGTAGTCCACGCTTGCCTGGACATCCGGGTAGTCCAGGACCAGCGTGCCGGTGAGGGCCTGCCAGATCATGAACTCCGCGAAGTTGTCGAAGCGCTGGTTGAGATCAGCGATCTCGCGAAGAACTGCTTCTTCGGCACGAGTGTTCGCCAGATCGCTGAGGCCATTGGCTGCCTGACGGAGCCAGTGGAGCGTGGTTGGCTCGAAGACCTTCTTCTCGCGAAGGTAGACGAACGCTGCACTTTCCTGCGAGCGACCGAGGCGGGGCACGATGTGTGCTTCGCTGTTGGGCACGTTGGGCCGTGCGATGGCGCGGGAGCCACGAATGACTTCCCACTGCACCGTTGGGAATGGATTGGCCGTTTGTGGAACGCGGCTGAGCATCTCCAGCGACTCTGGAGCCGTGAAACGCTCAACCACACCACGCAGCACAGTTGGCTGGAGGAGGGAAATCTCAGGCACTGGAATACTCCTATCGTTGCGCCCGGTTGGACTGGGTTAGCAGCGACATCTTCCGATGCCCGACCTGCGCCTCCTCTTACGAGGAACACTCGGCTGGTCTATTATTGAGTTTTTCGTTTCCGAGCTACTCACGGATTGGTTCGGATTTGCACCCGAACCTCACCGTCAATCTCCCGACGTTCTGCGGCCTAGAACTTGAAGAACCCGGCCACGGTATCGACGCGAGCGCCGAGCACTGTGGACAAGTCTGCAATCGCGTTCGCGGTTGAAACTGCGGCGAGCTTCAGCATTCCGCCGTAGAGGATGTTCGCGGACCAGACCTGGGCCGTAGCGCCTGCATCGGTGCCAGTGTCCGTGGTCTGGCGAAGAACTCCCTGTACTTCGGAAGCGACAGTCGCCTTGATGTACTTCTTGGTTGCGGCATCCTGCTTGAGGAAGGTCCCCAGTGGCAGAACGCCCTGGCCCTGCTTGAGCGTGACGCCCTTCTGGTGGTACCCGACCATCGAGTAGAGCAGCTCGTCATCGACGGTCTGCCCACCCTTGGCGTAGCCGGGAGCTGGAATGGCATTGCCCACGTATTCGGTCATTTCTTGATTCTCCTGTTCGAGGCTGGTCGGGGTTGAGGGTTACTGCCGGATGTAGGCAGAAGTCTTTTCCTTGGCGACGGCAGTCAGGCGAGCAATCTCGCTGTCCACCGTCTCCTTGTGGGACTCGTCCACCTTCTCGAAGCCCAGCTCGCCTTCGGTGCCGCGAGACAACTTGACCACTGGCTTCTCGGGGACGAGCTTGTCGAAGAGGTCCTTGTTGGAGAGGAACAGCTCCTTCATGGCCTCCTTGTCCTTGGGGAGGATGTGACCGGTACGAGCCAGTCCCTCGACCGTGTTGTCGGCGTCCTTCTTAGCGGCGTCCGCAGCCATGGTGTCGAGGCGACCCGAAAGCTCCACGATCTTGTTCCCAGCCTCAGCTACCGCTCCGATGAGCAGGTCGGAGGTTGCTTCCTCACCGTTGCTGAGCTTGAGTAGACCAGTGCCGACCAGCTCTTCTTGGATCTTGGCGGACAGTGCAACAGCCGTGTCGGCGTGCGCTGCCTTCTCCTGGAGAGCGGGAACGTCGATGCCGTGGTCTGCCTTCAGCTCTGCGAGCATGTCGTCCAGAGTCATCTTCTCTTCCTTTACGTTCGGTGCCGTGAGAACCACGGGTCGATATGTAGTATCGGCCCCAGGNGCGGAAAGCATCGCCAATTCCTCGAAATCTTCGAGGTCNGTCACGTAGGGCCGGTTCGTGACAGCGACATGGAGGAGCGTAGGGCCGACATGCTTGCCGGTCCTCGTGTCCGTGTAATCCAGGTGCATCATTGCGGAGGCACCCAGAAGAGTCTTTCCGAGCTTGTTGGCGTCTTCCTCACTACGGGCGTCGATGTCCACGTAGATGCCGTTCGTCGCCTTTACGACGCCGATGACCTCACCGATGTTCCGGTCAGGATCTTCGGTGTGTTCGTTGTTGGGTCCGGCCTTGGGCACCTGCACGATGTCGCAGACCTTGGCGTCGAAATTCTTCTTTAGCGCGTCGGCAAATGCCTCATCGATCTTGACCTTGCCACCCTTGATACCTGGGTAGAGGAGATCCTCGTATTTCAGAATTTGCTTGCGGAAGACCCGGCCTTGACGAGAGCGCGAAAGTTCAACGAACTCATCCCCACGCTGCGGGGGAACAATCACAAAGCCGTCCATACCAAGTAGTATCGACCGCTTCGAAATTCAGTGATTGAGAGTCAGTACCCCNGGCTAGTCGCCGTAGGTCGTGTCNGNGCGNGCAGCCTCCAGGACGAACTCAAGCCCATCCTCATCAGAGTCGTAGATATCCCACATGTCGCTGGGTCCAGGCCATCGTGAAGCCTGCTGCTCCATGAAGTCTTCCCAGCTCGTCTCTGGACCACGGGTCGCCACAAGGGCAACTCCGTAGCGCTCCTTGGCCTTCTCAGTGGGGAGGTAGTAGTGCTCGTCCTCACTGAAGACTCCGACTGGAGTCCCGTCCTTCATCTGGTGTAGCAAGTACTTAGTCACCGGAGATACCTTCGTCCGCCAGGGCCTTAGCAAATCCCTCAGACCGCTCCTTGTCCACCTTCCGAAGCACCCACGTCTCATTCGGGGTGACCAACCACCACTCGCCGTCGCGCTCGGCTACGTCGGTGATTTCGAGGTAGAAATTCTTGTTTGGCTCGGGCCACAGGAGTCCGACGATAGTCCCGTCCTCACGCTCCTCTTGAACGGAGAACACTGCCATGAAGTCGAAATTGCCCTTTTCGGATACAGCTCGAAACGACGGGCCAAAATAGTCCTTCAGTCGTTTCTGGAAATTCACTTCTCCAGCCATGTCTTACGCACCTTCTCAATCGCTGCTTTCACGTTGGCTCTCATTACGAATCGCTCCTCGACGGGGACGCCACGAATCTTGTCCAGGCCCTGTTTCTTCATGTACTGGATCATCTTGTTGCGCTCCGTCTCGGAAGCGAACGCCAGGACTTCAATGCCATCCAGCACCGAGACGATGTGGGGAATCATTGTCTCGTCCCCACCATTGTTCTTGAACTTCTGAATTGTGGTCAGGGGGTTCGAGGGAGAGCCGTTCTTTCGGCTCATCAGGTTCCCGTACGAGTCGTGCGCCAGAGAGAAGGTCCGTGTACGAAGC